TGAGGTTTAAATGTAATTATAGCTTGATTACTACCAGCTTCAGTAATACCTAAAAACAAGTCAGAGCAGAGCACTGAGGCATCTTCAGCAGTTATAGGTTTAGCTTGAGTTACCGTAATGTGGTTATCGCCTTCTGTGTCAGACATGGTGATACCATAAACAGGATCTTGAGCTTTTGATAAAACAGTTATAGTGTTGGTACCATCGTAAGATAAAGCACTACCATGTATTCTAACTGAACTACCAGCTGCTGGTGTACCGTAATGAGTACCAAATCCATTAGCGTGGTTCGCGTCTACAAGTAAGTCTACAACAATAGCGTTAGACTTAAAAAGCTCTGTATCAGTTGTTATATTAGCAACAGTAATCCCAAAACCATTATCTGTTATTACAAAAGTTTGATCTGCACCCGCTACAGAAGTGGTTAAAGTTTCACTTCTAGCGGTTTTGTGTCCGAAATATATATACTTTCTCATAATACTATTCTGTTAAGGTTACTGCCACTTCTGTTATAACGTCGTTTTGACCAGCGCTGAAATTTAAAGTATCTTGATTAAACACTATAAAACCATTTTTAGGATTAGATGCTAAAGCTTCAGTAATTTGAGCCATAGCTTCTCTAGCTCTACCACCTTTATGAGTAAATCTAGCTAAAGCCTTTTTAGTATTATGTTCATCTCCAACTTCTATGGCCGTTAAATTTAAAGAGTCACCAACCATGTTAGTACCACCCTCTATATCAAGACCAAGAATATTATCAACTGGTATCATAACAGCTTCAGCATTTGCGTTAGCTCCAGCTCCGACTGAAAAATATGCGTATTTTCTTAATGCCATAATTATAAATTTTAAGAACCAGTTAGATCGTCAATACCATTAGTACTAGTGCAAACACCACCTGCAAAAGATAGATATGTACCAGTGCGATCATCAGCAACAATAGTCATTGTGTTACCATTCAATGCGCCTGCTACGGCTTTACATAATTCTTCAAAACTTCCAGTAAAATCAACTTGTGCATTTGTTCTTTTAGCTGCGCCCGAAGTTGCTCTAAATTCAAATTGAGCTCTGTTTGCAGCAGACAAACGAACGCCAAGAAAGTTTGAAGCTGGCATAAGCAAACCAGAATTAGTTCCCGCAGCACCGTCGCGGAAAAATAAAGTTCCTTCTTTCATTTTGTTTGTTTAATAATTAATAATTGTTTACGAATTAAGGTTTAAAGTTTATGGGTTAAGGTTTATGATATTAATTAAAGAGATGCGGTTATTGTAACCGCTTCTCAATATTAGTGTATACTTCCATACCTTCATCAGTTTTAAACCACTGTGCAAGTGCGGAGTATGGGTGTTCATCAAACGGAACTGTCATTAGTTTCCTATCGTTAGATCCCCACATAAAGTAGCGTTGATCAGAAGATAACTTTATAATGTTTAGTTCAGTTGCTTTAATACCAAAGTTCCTTAGCTGTACATTATCGTCATTAACTAACTCTAAGAACAGTTCAGGATTATTCTTTGCGTATAGTAATAAATCTCGTTTAAGTTCCTTAGAACTCATATTAGATACCTCAGATCCAATCTCAACCCTCATAACAGCTTCAGCCATCTCAATATCTAAATCTTTAGCTACCATTAAAGCTTCAATTTCTAATTCAAGAATATCAACCTGGTTTTTAGCTATTTCTTGAGGTTTATGCTCGTAGTATAGTTGATCTCTATTTGGGTGATACATTGAAAGTAGCTTTTGTAATACTGTTTTTTCTTTAGAAACAAACAAAGCTCCATTTCTAAAAACAATATGTGCTAATCTTTGATCACCTTGCATCTCATCAACAAAGCAAGTCTTTTGGTTTTCACAATACTTAAGCTCTCTTTCGTAACCCTTTGATTCATCAAACCAATATAAGCCAGAGCTTTTAATACTTCTTGATAAAGGTTTTTTATTACCAGTTAAATAATAAACTCTATCTTTTATTTCCCAAGAAGGTTTAACTTCTTTTTGAACCTTTGGTTTTGGTGGTGCAACAACAGTTTCAACAGCTTGCTCCACCACTTGTTCAACTACAGTTTCTTTAACTGCAGCTTTTGTTTTCTTTTTTGCCATAATAAAATAAAATAAAAATTAAAAAATAAGGTGGGGCCGAAGCCCCAACCTATATTACTTCATCAACATAAAGTTGTTTGCACCTTGAGTGATCAAACATCTTTCAGTTAACATATGTAGAGACATTGCATCTAAAGCAGATGTAGCAGCACCTACAGAACCTGTTACCCAAGTCTTCATTCTTCTATCATCAGTTTGTGAAGCTCTGTAACGTACGTGTAAGAACGGACGCTTCATTGAAGCACCAACAGTTTGATCATATACAGAAGAAGTACCTGCAGGAATAAATACTCCACGAATAGCTTCAGCAGCGTTAGCAGCGTTAATACCACCACGAGTAGATAAATCATTTAAGTATCTAAAGTCAGACTTGTAGAAGTCGTAAGAACCTCTTCTGAAACCAGAGAAACCTAAGTTTAAAGCCATATCTTCGTCGTTGTCAAATACTCCGTAAGAAGTACCACCAGCCCCGTAAGAGTTCATTGAAGCAAGCATGTCATCAATAGCTAAAGAAGAAGCTCTGTTAACAAATAACATATACTCTTCAATTGCACCTTGCTTGTCAAACTCTGCTAAAATAGCGTCGAACTCAGCTAAGTCAGTAGCAGCATTAACACCTGAAATACCAGAAGTAACGTTACCTCTATCAGTAATAGCGTCAAATAAACCTTGAGTACCTACCACGTCTCCAGTAGCACGTATGTGAGCATCAACATCATTACCGTTAACTGCATCATCTCCTTTTACAGATTCTAACATAGACATTTCAACGTAATCGTTAAAACGAGCTCTAGTATCAGACTCTGCTTTGACGTACCATAAATAACCAGAAGCTCCACCTTCAGAAGAAACCTCAACCCAACCAATACGAGATGTATCAGATCCTGATACTTCGTAGTAGTCTTTCATGATAATAGGTTTATTACTGAAAGTTTTAAACTGTGGCTCATTAGCTACGTGTCTTTCGTGCTCTCTTGTAATAGTACCAGAGTTGTTTTGGTAGTACCCAGTGGCTTTACCATACTCAGAACCATAAACTAATATAGTTGTACCATAGTCAGTAGTCGCTTGTGCTACAGCTGTACCATCATAAGTCTTAACGCTTACGTCAGCATTATTAGTACCAGCAAGGCCTGTAACAATACATTTTTTAACACCGTTAGCGTTAGCAACTATAACAGTATCGTTAATTCTAATACCATGCTTAACATTTATTTCTTTATCACCTGAAGATGTTGTATCATTACCATCTATATCTGATTGTATAGTAACTACACCAGCGCTATCTACAGCACCTTTATAAGATAAGTGTAATCTACCTTGTTCAGACCAAATAACTTGATCTGCAGTCATTGCTTCTTCAGCTCCGACTTGCTCTAAGAAACCTGAAATAGTTCTCGGTCCGAAAACTTCAGCTTCTTTTTCCATTAAATCTGGAACGTATTGTTGACCCCATCCGCCAGCACCGGATAAGTCTAAGTAGTTTGTAGCTAGTGTTTGTTGCTTTGGAGCAGGAACACTATTCAAACTAGGTCCATTAGTAATTGCCATTTTGTAAAATTTTTAAATTAGCGTTTATTTTTTATTTTAAATTTAAGCGATCTTGAATCGTCTCCTAAAACCCTAACTTTTAAACCTCCAGCTGTAACCTCACCGTGAGACGACCTCGCCTCAGTGTTAACGTTTTTAGCTTCTGCAACGCTTTGCTTTATAGCATCAGCCTTGCCTTGTTCATAAAAGTGTTTAGCTATAGCATCTGGATTCATAGCCGCAAACAGAGATTTATGATAACCCGCAGCGTCTTTAATAGATTTATCTTCACCAATAAACTTATTGACGAAATTATTTATGTCGCTTTGAGATGTCTTAACCTCATCTATATTCTTAACATTGTACCTATACTTCTTGTCTCCAACGTTGAAATCAAAACCTTTGAACTCTTTATTGAAAACAGCATCTGTTCTCTGTCTGAATTTTCTTTTATTATCTTCTGTAGCTTTTGTTTTAGCTTCAGTATCTTTATTATATCTATTAAAAAAGTCTACTGCTTTCTGTTGCTCTGGCGTTAAATTACTACCAGCTTTTATTTCCTCGTAATAAGTAGCTTTTTGTTTTTCTAAATACTTACGAGCTTTAGCAGCTTCTTCTTTTAATTTTATTTTCTTTCTCTTTATATCTTTAGCATCATCTACCTCTTCATCATAACTAAAAGTTTCGTCTAATAAAAAGCTTCTTTCTTCTGCAGATAAGTGAGGTTTTGTTTGCCTGTAATATTCATCAAGAACATCTGATGTGTCTAGCTTGCTAATGTCAGTGTTTAATCTAACGTAGTCTTCTAAGCTACCACCAGTCTCATCCATAAAGTCTATTAACTTCTGTATGTTTTCAGGTAGTGGCTTACCAGTGGCTTCAGCTTCAGCTATAGCTTCTTCAACAACTTCTTCAACTTGCTCAACCTCTTGTTGAATCTCTTCTTCAGCTATCTCTTCTAATACTGGTGCTTCTGCTTCTTGTACTTCTCCTTCCGGCTGTACTTCTTCTTGTTCTTGTGAGGTGTCGGTGTTTTCATCGCTTCCCACCACTCCTGCTGGGTCAGCTGTTGTTTCTTCAGTTTCATTGGTTATTTCTTCAGTTTCTTGGGTTGGTGGATTATCTAAGTCTACTTTATAGATCTCTGGTTCTTGATTACCTAAATTTACTTTAGTTATTTCCATAATAAAATTTTATAAAATATTAAAAAATAGTGAATTAGAATTTATCTATTCCTGCTTCACCTGTTACTATATCATTACCTGATGATTCAAAACTTTTAACGGATTCACCCTCTTTTGTTTTCTGGAGTTTGCTATTAAGTTCGAACTCAAGTTGCATAAGCTCTTTTTTAACCTGAGCCTCTTGTTGTAAATACCTAGACTTCAGCTCTGCTTTTTGATTTTCTAGTTTAGAATCTATTTCAGCTTTAGCTTGATTCTTTTGTATCTCTGCTTGTGCGGCTGCTTCTTGAGCCTGCTGGTTAGCTTGTGCTTGAGCTTGTATATTCTGTTGCTGTATTAGTTGATCTCTCTCTTGTTTCTTTTTGCGTTTAACTTTTAATAGTTGATTAGCAAGCTTAACATTTCTAACATCACGAAGATCTATAGCATCGTCTAAATCTATTAAACCTTGGCTAAGTGCTACTTGAATATTATTTTCAAGCATAGCTTTTTCTTCTTCATCTGGCATAAGCTCTATAAATATACCAAAGTCGTATAGGTGCAAACCTTTTAATTCTTCTAGTGTAGCAACATTATGGCTACCTATAGCTCTAACAAAAGCTTCCCTTGTCGGTGAGTACTCTAGTATATCAGCTATTCTAAGAGATAAGCACTCTGCGTTTTCAGCGGTTAAGTAAAGCATAGACTGTAGTATATGTCTAGTCGCCGTGTTACTATTCGCTGCGGCCAGCTTTTGCACACCTACCAAAGCGTTTTTATCTGGCATACTACCATCACGAGCTTCGTTAAGCCCGGTGACATCACGTATCATTTGTAGGTAATAATTGTAAGTAGCAATAAGACTCTGAAGCTTATTACCACCACTACCGTTTTGTATCTGTTGTATTGGCACTTTACCTGGGTTCATATCACCATCAGAAGTAAATGATCTACCGATAACAGAACCTGTTTGGAAGAACATGTTTAAAGCTTCTTGCGGATTATAGTTCGTACCGTTACCCAAATCTATTTCTGCTAAACCATCAGCATCTAAGTAAACACCATCAGGCACCATGCGATTCATTACTTGTTGAATCTTTAAATGAGTTAACTGTATAGTATCTGCAAAACCAGTTATTCTACTTACTAATGACTGTATTCTACCTTCATAAACTCTAGGTGCTACTATATTGTAATTCATTTTAACTTTACCAAAGTCAGATTTACTTCTCATCATGTTAGGTGACATTTGCCATCTAAGCAGTTTGTTAGTACCTAAAACATAAACACCTTCGTACATTACTTCAATAACTTCATCTAATCTACTGAAATCACCTTCCATATTTTCAGGTGGATTAAACGTGTCATCTTTCTTTATTACTTTTTCA